AATTAGCCTGAGTAGTTAGTGGTTTTAAATAATCAATCATGTAGCCTAAAGCATCATTCATGTGATCGAAACCATCTTCCTTATCAGGAATATTTGTATTCTCTTTGTATATTTGTCTTTGTAAACCTTTTATCAAGGTTTTGCAAGAATGTGAAACAAAAATATGTCTAACCCCATTAGAATCTTTGAGTTTTGAATTTACTGCATTGACCCTATCTCGTATTGCTGGGTGCTTATGTTTGACCTTAACTTTAAATCCAGCATTTTGTAAAATTGATAAATCAGTTCTTCCACCAGCAGATGTCTTTCTTTGTTTAGAAGCTGGGTCAGGATATATAAATATTGGAATCTTCGTTCCATATCTATCTCTTAATTCTTGCACCATTTCGTCTGTATTACTTCCATAAATAATAACTTCATCTAAAAAAAATATTTTATCTTGCTCTAATTGTGCAACACAAGCTGACATTGGGTCTACGTTAAAGTCCATTCCTATATGTAAAGGTTTTTCCCAATTAATCTGTTTTTTAACTACATTATCAACAGGGTGGAAATTGTAATAAACACTTCCAGCATAGTTTTCAAAAGTACCCTCAAACTCTTGTCTAAAAGTTCTAATATCAATATCTTGTTTAGCTTGTTCTATTTCTTCTTCTGTAACCATTCCACCTTGAATAGTAGTGAATTGGTAACTATCCCATTCATCATCTTGCTTACCTTTAAGATACATTTCATAACTCCAATTACCATAACCTTTAGGAGTTCCACACATTAAAACACTTCCAAGTGTATCAGAAACACTAGCACGTAAAACTTCAAACCATGCTCGTTTATCTATATCTGCAAACTCATCTAATATTAAAAAGTTAATACCTGAACCTCTTAATGAGTCATAGTTATCTGCACCCTTTAATGAGATTGTACTATTAGATTTTCTTATCGTAATAGTCATTGTAGTTTCGTTAATATCTTCTATCCAATTAAACTGATTGAGCATTTCTTTAAGACTTGCCCATGCAATCTCTTTAGCCATCTTAAAGGTTGGTGCTACATACCATATTTTTTTCTTTGGTTGTGATGCGTATTTCATCATCTCTGTTATGCAAAGATATGTTTTACCAAATCTACGACCACTTATAAGAACTCTAAATCTTGCTTTACTAGATGATACTTTAAGTTGGGGTTTTGTCAGAGATATTTTCATTACAAAAATAAGTGATATAGAGTTTATCCTTATTAATTTTATCTTCCATTTTTGTTACATATTCAATAGTTAATTGACTTCCACCTATAACACATTCAGACCATGTATTAAACTTCACAGGAACTAATGCTGTACTATTACAAAAACCAGTGATTGCAGAGCAGATACTAAAGGCTAATACATAGTGCATTATTGAAGTGGGTTTTTGTTGCTTATTTTTATTTCTTCAATTTGAACTTTTAATAATTTTATTTCAGCTTCATTAACTAAAATTTTAGTATGACCGTGTGTGTTATCTACACTTTCTAATGCTTTAACTTTTTCTTCTAATACAGCAACCATAGATAGATCAACTGTTTTAGATGCGTTTTCTAATACATCTATTTTAGTCATAATTTCTCCATACTTAACAAACCCAGCACCTATACTTCCTATAAGTCCAATTATTACAACTATGTTTGTAAGGTTTTTTTTAATATCTTTAACCATTTTTTAACTCCTGTATCTGTAAAAGTAACATATTCTTTCGATACTTTATTTCGTTTAATTTCTTTATCTTAACTTCCATTATATCATTAGCAGTATATTCTATTAAATCAACGTTGGCATATATAGACCTATTATCAAATATCTCTATTTGATTCAAATAAATATCTTTAGACTTATAAAACTCAGTATTATTGTAAGAAGATAATGATGCTTGGTCATTCTGCATAGCATCTAATTTAATAATATTTTTAATTTGTAAATTTTTAACACTATCTTTAATCTGTTCATCTACCTTTGCCATAATCTTGTCTATTTTAGGTTTCTTTGTTTTCTTCTTTGCTACTTTTGTTTTAATTTCTTTTTTAGGTGCTTCTTCAGTAGATTCTTCAACTATTTCTTTCTCTTGTATTTCTTCTTCTTTTTCTTCAACAACTTCTTCCATGATTTGTTTAGTAATAACTTCTTCTTCTGGCTTTTCCTCAATTATAGTTTCTTCCATAATCTCTGGTTTCTCCTCTATAATTTCTGGTTCTTTTTCTGGCATAGATACAATCTCAATAGATTCTTCTACTGCAAATACTTCTTCTAGTTTAGGTTCTTCTTTAATCTCAAATGTAAATTCTTTTTCTAATTTTATTTCTTTAAATGTTTCTTTTTGTAATTCCTCAAAAACATTATTTATTTCTTCTATTATTTCGTTATATATAACTTCATCATCATAAGTCATAGTTACAACTATATTATCTACATTTGCACCACCCAAATTAGAGGGTGCGTTAGCATCTGTTCCAGCTATATTAAGATTGCCTAAATTAGAGTCCTGACCATTGTATATAAGTCTATCTGTAAAATTAGCACCATTGATTCCTGTTACATCTGTTCTAATAGTAGTGTTTGTAGCAAGTACATTACCATCTGAGTCTTTTATTTTTAATGTAATTGTAAATGAATCTGCATTACCTTGACCACCCCAACAACCAGCTACTCCACATTCTCCATTTTGTACTTCTACTGTGCTGTTAAGAGTAATACCATTATCTAACATATTTTGATTTATAGAATTAGTCGTTAAATTAAATTGTTGTTCTATTGACCCACTATCTCCAAACTCTAAATCATAGTTTGATGATACATCATTGAGTTCACAGCAATCATTTAATACTTGGACATTTCCATTTGTAGTCCAACCATTAGCATTTCCTGTTTCAAAGTTGCCATTAGTTATTAAATTATTTGTTGTCTTTTCTTCTGCTAAACCTACTGAACTTGCAAACCAAGATAGCATTAACCATATAAAACCACCAAGAAGTATATAACCCCACCACTTCATTTTAATATAAGTTTTTTAATTGATTTTTCTCCTAAATATATTTCTGTTTCTGCCATTGATTTAATACATTGATATTCAACATTTTTAGAATTATTACCACGCATAGCAACTCTTTTACCTTTTAAACATTCACTCATAGATTCTTGTATTCTATGTTCTTTTATCTCTCCATTTACAATCATAAGCAAACCAATTACCATCTCTAACATTAATGTACTCCATTACCATTTGCTCTTACTTTATCTTTTAATTGTTCTACATCATCTAAAGCTTTTTCTAATTGTGCTTTTAAAAATTCTATATTAACTTTGTTTGTCATATTTTGCTCTTGGGTTATTTCTAATTTTTCTGTTGTTTTGTATAAATCTTCTATCAACATATATTGTTCCTGATCGGTTGGTAATTGTTCACTTTTTTTAAGTAGATCAGCTTGAAATAACTCTCTACTTGTTTCTAAACTTGTAAGTCTAGCTGTAACTTCTGTATATGCAAAGACACCCATTGCAACAGCTATAATAATACCAATCATATTTTTCATTGGCATACTTACTGATGTATTTTCTGATATTTTCATTTAGGATTATTCCAATTAACTGGTTTTTTTAGAGGTATAATTACTTTTTCTTTTTCTAATTTTTTATCTATTACTTCTCTTTTCTTAATTCTTTTAACATAAGTCTTATAGTCTGGTCTTTCAAATTCGTATTTATTCCATATAGCTAATGCGTCTTTACCAATCTTTCCATCTACAGGGCATGGAGTTCCAGCATTAATCATAGCTTCAAAGACTCTCTCGTCTTGACATAATAAGGCGACACTACCTACTTTCATGCCAAAGTCATATAATACTTTTGCTAATTTAATTCTTTCACAGTTTAAATCTCTAAATGTTTTACCACCTGATACACCTATTCCAAATGTTTGGACTCCAGCAGATACTCCAGTTGCACAGACATCTTGACTTTGTGCAGAAAATGATGGTGCAGATGCAGTTGGTGGTGCTGACTTAATATTAGAATTTGAAGTAGAAGTTGTTGTGCTATTAGATGATGACCCTGATTGGTAAGTGGTAGTTGCAGTAGATTCATAACCACCCTCGATTGCAGTGTTAGAACCTGATACATTTGATTGAGTAGAACCTGAATGTGCTGGTTTTACACATAAAGTTAGTAAACAAAGTAATACAATTAAGACTCCTGTAAAATAATAGTTCATAATTATTATCCTCATAAATTACTTTTTCTTCTTTTTACATTTACATCTAGCATCAAATAAAGTTGTTACCCATAATATTGCATTATCTATTGCACCAAATACTTTATAGAAAAACTTATCCATTATATCTTAAATCCTTTTTTCCATGATTGTATTGCCCAATATGCTGGAGATAAATTCTTCTGGCCTTTTACTTTGGCCAAGATAGGTCTGAATCTTGCAAAGAAACTCTTTTGTCTAGCTGGTATATTCTTCTTAATAGACA